GCGGACTCTTCCTCCGGCATCACGTCGTACACGACGCCGTTAATCTCCGCCTGTTTGCCCATCACCCGAACGGTCGCCACGTCCATCCGGCAACACATTCGCGTAAACAGATCAGACATTGATTTTTACCGCCACAGTGGCGCTGTTTGCAGGAGCATTTTCCCAGGCTACCCCCGCGGCCACCGCACCGTCGGCAGCCAACTGCACAACCCCGTCCTTCAGATAAACTACCGCGCCGGACTGAATGTCGTCAGCAGACTGTTTGGGCAGCAGGAACACGCCTTCGGCAAAACCGTCACCGGCCTCACCGGCAGGAATATCGGTAATGGCCACGGCCACCATACTGCCGACCACCACCGCAGCACCGCTCAGGATGGTCTGATCTCCGGCATTCACCAGTTCAATGGTGGTACCGTCCTGTACAAAATTTTTCGCCATAATGCTGTTTCTCCGGACAGCCCCTGTGGGGCTGTTTTTCAGGCATAAAAAAAGCCCTTTCGGGCAGTGATTGTGATAACGCGGTTATCAGGCCACCGACGAACGCACCAGCCCGCGCCAGTCAAGTGGTGCCACTCCGGCATCAATACGGATTTTTGTGGCAATGCCGTCAGTGGTGAAACCTTCCTGCTGATCAATGTATGGCGTGTCCACACCATCCAGCCAGGCCACTTCAATGGTGTCAGTGCCCTGTGCCGCCGCCAGATACCAGGTTTTCGGGTCTGCCGCATCAAGACGCGCTTCTGCAATCACCTCAGCAAAGTTCTGGATAGGGTTAATGACACCGGCGTTTGCATCCGCCCCTTTCACACTGGCCGATTTGATGGTCTGGTTCGCCACCGTCTCCAGTGCCACCGGTACCAGCATAAAGGCCGGACGGATATTCAGGGCACGATCGCCTTCTTTCTGCAGGCGCATCATCTGACGGGCCGCATCCAGTCCGGAAACGGAGATCCCCCCGGTGGCAATATTTTTGTGATCGGCATGGAACAGCGCCTTACCGTCGGACAGTTTCGGGTTATCCGTCAGCACCTTGTAGACCAGGTCACCAATCGTTGCCTTCGCCGCACGCCCCATCTTCATCGGCACGTCCACCAGCATATTCAGATCATCATTGATAATGGCCTGGCGGGTGATGGAGAAAATCTCCCCGTAAGTGGCCAGTGCAATGGTCTCCTTGCGATCTGAGGTGGTGATGTATTTATACTCCGCCCCCTCACGAACCTGGCGCAGAGAACCAAAACCGCCCATCCCCACGCGATACGCTGTTTTGAAGTCTGACAGGCGTCCCTTACGGGTCCACTTCTGGAAGGTTTCTTCTGATTCCTCCCAGCCCTGGATCAGCCCCTTGTTCGACACATCCAGCAGAATATTGCCAAAATCAGAGGTGCTGTGCGTCAGCGCCAGCCCGACCATCTGCATGGGGTTATAACTGGCCACCCCAATACCGCGCTCCGTCAGTGACATGCGAGCCCATTCACGCAGGGTCATCCCGTTATAGGCGTTATCCTTCTCGACATTTTCAAATCCGGCACGGGCCAGCATCGCCTGGCGGATCCCGTCCCCCACAAAATTGCCGTTTCCGGCATAAATATGGGCCGGTGTATTTTTGTTGGTCGGCGAGGACTCCTTGCCCATTTCATTCAGCAGTCGTTCACGGGCCATTTCCAGCGAACAGTCAGGATCAGCCACGCACTGTGCCTGAAGCGTCTGATAGCGACCACCGAACATGGCAAACAGATCGTTAATGCCTGACATGCGGGCTTTCTGTTCTGCCATAACGCGGGCGCGAATGGTCGCCTCATCAGACACTGCCGGTACCGGTGATGGTTCTGTTACCGCCGGTGCAGGGATTGTCACTGTGGTATCACGCGGGGCACTGTTGCGTGGCGGAGTAATCATGTTTCGGATGGATTCCGGCATCTTTTTAAATTCCTCTGTACGTTTTGACTGAATACATGCCATTGCCTCAACAGCGGGTGTCACCTGGTCAGCAAATCCGTGTGCCAGACATTCGGCACCGGACATCCAGGTTTCATCCGCCAGCATGGCGGCAATTTCATCGGTGGTTTTTCCGGTTTTCTGCGCATAGGCTGGCAACAGTACCGATTCGACTTTATCCAGCAAATCGGCATAACTGCGCATATCCTCAGCATCCCCGCCACTGAATCCCCATGGCTTATGGATCATCATGAAGGCATTTTCCGGCATAATGACCGTATCACCGGCCATCGCAATCACAGATGCCATCGAGGCGGCAACGCCATCCACATACACGGTAATGGTCGCACCGTGATTTTTCAGGGCATTAAAAATGGCGATGCCTTCAAAGACATCGCCACCCGGTGAATTGATATGGAGATTAATGTGGGTGATATCACCCAGTGCATTCAGTTCGCTGACAAACTGCTTCGCGGTAACTCCCCAGAAACCAATCTCGTCATAAATATAAATATCCGCGTCACCCGGCCCCCCAGCCTGCATCCTGAACCAGGATTTATTCTTCATGCTGGCTTTCGGTGTCGCGCTGATACTGTCGTTCAGTTCCGGCACTGTTGCCTCCTTTGTCGTTGACGGGGTCAGTATCAAAGACCAGCCCCAGTCTGCTGTTTTCATCAATTTCAGCCTTGCGGCGACGTTTGACCTCATCCGGATTGCGCCCACCAGCACGCACCCAGTCAGATTCTGTCGCTGCACCACCCCGGATCTGAATTCTCCAGGCTTCAGCTTCCTTAACCGGGTCGATCCACGGCATCACCGGACCGGAATACGTCGCGTTATATAGCGTTTTCATCTCCACATCCGCCGGAATTTTCAGCAGACCTGCCGCAACCACCATATTCAGCCATGTCCGGTACACCGGGCGGGTTACCGCGCCAATAAAACAGTCCTGCAGGATCAGGTAACCATCCGTGGACTCGACCAACTCCTGCCGCTGGGCGCTGTAGGTGCCGTTATAGTTACGCGCCGCACTGGAAAAACTCAGACGACTGCCTGCTGCCACTGCACGCAACTGGCCGTTGCGGAAAGTTTCAAGGTTGGGATTGGGACGGTCAGATTTGACCATGCCGATATCCTCGCCCTTGCGCAAATCGTCATAAATAATACCCGGGGTGATATGGACTTCCCGCTCGGTCTCTTTGCTCCCCGGATCTTCATAGTCCTGTCCGTCACCTTTACGGATATACAGTCCCAGCGCCGCAGCAATACGCGCCGCTGTCAGTTCCGCATCCTCATACTCCTTAAGGGCACTGATCCGCATCAGCACCCCCGATAACATGGATGAGCCTCTCGTCTGATGCAGACGACGAGTGAACTTCAGGTGGATCATTTTTCCGGCAGCGATTTCTTTCGTATCACTCTGCCGGCCGCTGACCGGATAATTTTTATAAACCAGATATTTTTTCGGTCTTCCCCACTCATCAAGAAAAACCCCCTGATTCAGTCCGGCGGATTCATCAGTGCGCATGGGAACAAAATCCGGCTCCATCGCCTCAAGCCAGAATGGCACTCCCGCCGTCCGTTCCAGACCGTTTCCCGCACCACTGACCATCTGCGCAAACACTTCACCATCCCGCAGCCAGGTCCGCAGCAGTAAACGTTCAAGCACAGGACGGGTATACTGCCCTGTCACATCCGGACTCACGGACCATTCAGCCCACAAACGGCGGATATCCGCAGCCAGCTCAGCCGCCATTTCCCCGTTTTTTCGTAATGGCTGAGGCTCCACAATAATTCCCCTGGCACCAATCACCCGCTCTTCCAGCTTGTCAAACACACCAATCACCAGGTCATGATTGATATCCAGAAAACGGGCCTGCTCCCGCAGGGAAACCGCACCGTATTTACTGAGCTGATCAGCAGAGCGATTTTCCCGCCGGGCTTTATGTGTCCGGGTCGGTTTCACCGCCTCATAGGCCATGATTAACGCCCTTGAACGCAGTCTGGCTGCTTTCCACCCGGGGGAAAACACGCCGATCACATCATCAATAATTGCCATTAAAACCTCGCCAGTTTAAATCCCGGTTTTCCCCGCCTGCGGCTCACCATCGCGGCAAGCCTGCGTTCCCACTCCTGACGTCCGGCGCGGATCTGAGAAAGGCTTTCCAGCGTCAGTTGCTGCCCGTTGAAGGTGACAGACTTTCCCTCCAGTACGGCCATTTCCGCTTCACGGTACCGCTGTATCATTTCTCTGGCTTCTTCTGTGCTCACAACCAGCCTCCTGATGTTATCCATGGATTATCTTCCGCACGCTCCGTCCGCAGTTTTTTCTTCCGGCGACGGCGTTTTTCTGCCCCGGCCGTCAGTTCCGGGGATACCGTTTCACCAGAACGCTCCTGCGGGAAGACGAGCCACGTTTCCCGCTGTGCCCAGTCCGGTGCGGAGGGCCAGCGGATCTTTTCGTAACCATGCAGAACGGCAAGCGCATCCGCATAAACCAGCAGGTCAAACGCTTCGTTAGCGCCCCTGCCCGGTTTTCGCCATTTTCCGTCACTGCCGCGCTCTTCATAGGTCAGCTCATCGTAAAACCACCGCCCCAGCCAGTCGGGAAAGTGGATATAGTTCGGCCCTGGTGTGTCACGCCACAGGGCATTATTTACACGATCCTTAAACGCATCCGTCTGAACCAGCCACAGCGCGACATCGCCACTGGCTCTGGCACGGCGGGCACTTCTGCCGGTATTATCCGGGAAGGTTCGGTTAATCAGCCTGTCACGGCGAAGTCCATCCCCCTTGAACAGAAACACCCTGTTGCCCAGTCCGTCACTCCGGCAACGACGCCAGAAACGATAGGCGTTATCTGTCACCCCGGCTTCCCCTCCCGTATCCACCGCCATGGCCATCAGACGCATGCGCACATCCGGATCAGAAGCCAGCGGCCATGTTTTATGGAACACATCCGTCAGCAACAAATCCCAGTCCTCCGGATATGCCGCCGGATCAACCGGCAGACTTTCACCGTTGGGACTGCAGCGCAGTGAATGCCGGATGTTGTAGCGATCAACAATCCAGCGTTCCCCCTGCTCTCCGTATCCGGTGATCTGCACAACAAAACGGCGATTTTTACCGCCCTGTACGTCAACCGTTGCCTCAATAAAACGCACACCATCCGGCACAGATCGCCGGGGAAACGGCTCGGCACGCTGTTCAAGCAGTTCACTTTTACGCTGTTCCGTGGCTGAACGGGGCAGATAGGGTCGTCCGATATCGGTGTTCACCACCGCTTTCAGGGTCTCTTCACTGCCGGTTCGCTCATACTCTTCTTCTGCCGCCAGCAGTTTAAAAATCAGTTGTTCCCAGGTCTGAAACGCCGCAGCTGGCCCCTCCATCCAAGAAGAAGTAAATAAAAGGTAACTAAATGATTATAAGGTACTATTGAGTTATGCCCCCTACAACATAGTCCCAGATTTAGTACCTGCTTAAGCGATAAAAAAGCAAAAAAGGAAGCAATATTAATTATTGCCGCTATGCATGATCACAATGACAAATCAGAGGCGGAATTCCGCTCTCGGAACTCACATATGAGAAACGATATTTCTTCCACCAATACCCTTTATTTGGGTATCGCAAGTAAGCCCCAAAATCTGGGTGTTGCTCTTACTACCCAAACTACGGGTAGTTTCCGTAATTTCATGATCGAGTTGCAGATCTGCAACTCACCCACCAGCCAACGCAATTTTGCGTTATCGGGAATATCAACAAGTTACCTCCGCAGCCGTTCCGGCGTCTTCCACTGGTAAGTATTTTTCGCGCTCTCCCTCCGTTGTTGAGAACGGCGACGGTATGCCAGCAACTCAAGGACTCTGGTTCGTATATTGCGCATATCCACATCATTAAGCTGGATACCATCACCGCGCATCACCTCCACCACTACACGCACATAATTATCTGCGGTCATGCTGTCCGGCTGCGTGGCCTGTTCGTCAACCTGCTGGCTGATTCCGGCGACGCGGCGGATTAATCCCAGTATTTCGGCTTCTGTCATTGTGCCCCCATCGCGCTGGTGAAGAAAACAAGCTCAGATTTTTTGTAAAGAATCTGTCACGCTAAAAGATGTCGAACAAAAATTAACCACAACCATCATCTTTTTTGCATCAACCACATTAAAAACAACAGGTTACACACATGATGATGATGACGATAAAATCACAAAAATGCGCTTTTTTCCGCGCCGCCCGCCCCGTGTTCAGGCCCACCCCACCAGGAGGACCCGCAAAAAAGGCGGCTGGTGCCGCCTTGTTGTCATAGTGAATCTGTCCCGCCTGATTTGACCATACCGCGATAATCCAGAGCTGCCACACCTGCATCAATACGGACTTTCCAGGCCACGCCGTCAACGATAAAACCTTCCTGCTGTTCAAGGTAAGGCTCGTCATTGCCATCAAGATAAGCCACCTCGATTGTGTCCGTTCCCTGTGCGGAAAGCATGTACCATTGTTTTTCGCTGATATCATCAAGGCGGGGATCGACGATGATATCAAGTAGCTTGTGATACGGGTTAAAGATCCCGCTGTTTTTATCAGCCCCGAAAGGTGCGGTTGAGTTAATCATCTGCAACGCGCGATCTTCCAGTGCTGCCGGAACTAAAAGGAATTTAGGCGCAATATTCAGCACTTCGCCATTTTTGTCCTTCTGTGTGCGCATCAGGTGACGTGCTGCACTAAGTCCCGGTGTTGTCAGTCCTGCTTCAATCAGGTTGCTGTGTTTTTTGTCAAACAGCGCTATTCCGTCAGAAAGTTTTACGTTGCCTGTAAGCACCAGATTAACCAGATTTCCCACCGTTCTTGATGCTGCACGGCCCATAGCCATTGGCACCGTTGATAACTGATCAAGGTCATCATTGATTATCGCCTGGCGGGTAATGCTGAAAATATTCCCGTAAGTAGCCAGCGCGATGGGTTCACCGCGATCGCTGGTGGTGATGTATTTATATTCTGCCCCTTCCGGCACTTTGTTTAACGTTGAGAAGCCATTCATACCAACGCGGCGGGCTTCCCGGAAGTTTGAAAGGGAACCTTTTTTCGTCCACTGGCGGAATGTTTCGCCGCTGTGCTCCCAGCCTGCAAGCACTGATTTTTCAGCGCCACCAGCAAGAATATCGGTAAAATCGCTGCTGCTGTGGGTGAATGCCGCGTTTACTATCTGCGAGCGTGTGCCGTAGCTGCCCGTGCTTATACCACGATGGGTTAATGATGCCTGTGCCATATCGAAAAGGCTCATCATGGCGTAAGGATTACCGCGTTCGGCCCGTTCGTGACCAAGACGCGCATTAAGCCCCTGGCGCATTGCATCGCCGGTTATGTTGCCGTTATCCGTGTACGCGTAGTAAAGATTTGCGGGGGTGGTTTTGTTTGTTGGCGTTGATTCTTTACCCATAGCGAGTAAAAGGCGTTCGCGTGCATTCTCAACGCTACATTCTGAATCAGCAAGACAACTTATAGCCAGGTCGTTATATCTTCCGTTGAACGTGCCAAACAATTCACGGATGCCGTTAAGTCGTTCCTGTTCGCCACTGGTAGTTTTCTGGCTGATCATGCTTTTAATTTTTTCCGGCATATTTGAAAAATCTCCGATTCGTTTTGATTCAATTCGGGCCATTGCTGTAATCGCGGGTATAACCTCATCTGCGAAGCCGTTAGCCTTACACTCATTGCCATCCATCCAGGTTTCCGCCTCCATCATGGCGGTGATTTCCTGTTTGCTCCTGCCCGTTCTTCCGGCGTAGGTTTCCGCCATCGTGTCGCCCAGCTTGTCCATCAGGTCAGCAAAGCGGCGAACGTCGCCCGACACTCCGGCAGTAACACCACGGGGGGCATGTATCATCATCATCGCGTTTTCAGGCATAACGATGTGATCGCCACACATGGCAATAAACGAGGCCATAGAAGCCGCCATGCCTTCAATGTGTACAATTTTCTTTGCCGGATGATTTTTCAGGGCGTTATAGATAGCCAGCCCTTCAAAGATGTCGCCACCAGGTGAATGGATGCGAAGATGGATTTCAGACGCATAACCACACGCGTTGATCTCGTCAGTAAGTGCCGATGCTTTTACACCGTACCCGCCGATCTCGTCATAAATGCGCACATAGACAACATCTGCCATAGCCTTAATGGAAAACCATGTTTTCATAGCCAGACCCCTAACGTTGCCCTGTACCAGTATTCAACCGCGCTGCGTGTGATTTGTCCTTTCGTGGGTACTGGCATACCCGGGTGATTATCTTTGATGAACTGCTGATAGCGTTCGATCTTCTCCATAGTTCCGGCGTCTATGTGTACCGTGGCACTTTTATCCGGCTTTCTGGTGTTGTTCTCTGGCATAAATCCGCCTCCGTTTTGATTAACGGGCATCATTATTGATCGATAAAAGTAATAGATAAATAATTTTCTACCTGAAAATCAGATTATGATTTTTCTGATTATTCTCAGAAAGGCAAAGTTATTGACGCATTTTTGCCATTGAAACAGTATTAAGACTCGTCATCCTGGCGATAAAAACTCCTTTGTCGTGTAAAAGCGCCTCCGGTAACAGCAATCGGGGGCGCTTTTTTTGCGCCTGTTTTTTGTAAATGTTTTCGGGAACGTTCCGGTGATGAACAAAAAACAACCTGATTCGACACTAAAAATTTTTATTTCTCAACATATCAATAACTTATAGTGGTGGTGATGGTGCCATAAAAATCAAAAAATGCGCCTCTTTCCGCGCCCCTCCGCCTCGTGTTCAGGCCCACCCCACCAGGAGGACCCGCAAAAAAGCCGGATTGCTCCGGCTTCTGTCACTCGTCGCTTAAAACGGTATGTTATCCCCGTACGGATCATCATTCCCCGCCTGTTGTTTTGCCCTGTTCAGCGCGTCAGTAGCCTGGCCCTGTTGACCTTTTTTGCCGCCCAGTCGCGCCGTTCGCGCACTGATTACACTGTCTGCGATAACCTGCCAGCCCTGCCGCGTTTCTCCGTTCTGCCCAGTCCACTGGCTGATCTGCATGTTACCCGCCACGCTCAGGAGTTCACCCTTGCGGTGCCTTTCCAGTGCTTCGGCCTGTCTGCCAAATGCCATCACCGATAGCCATAACGTAGCCTGCCCATCCTGCGCCTGACTACATGGCAACGATACCGCCATACGTGCCAGCGTCATTGGTGTGCCCTTGCTGGTCTGTTTTACCTGCGGGTCGTCCACCAGCCGCCCGTAAGCTGCTATCTGTGCTGTCATGATTCCACCTCTCCGGTTTTAACGTTGATGGTTGTTACCTGTTCCGCTTCGGCAATCTCCCGTTCTGTCAGCGTGGCAAAGTTTGCCGCCGTCGTGGTCATGAATGCGCTTATCAGTTCGGGATGTGCTTTCGCGTATCCTTCCCCGGCGTTGCGGTCGATGATTTTTATCGCCACCCTCAGCCAGTGTTCTGTCAAATCAAGGGCGTGAGATTGTGGTTTTTTGGCGTGCTTCGTTGTCACAGGCTTTACCTCACAGCAATAAAATAAAATTTTTGCATTTCAACCCTTCACCTGTTCACCTTTTGCAATTTTCCCTTTTTATTCATAATGTTAAGGGGTGAACAGTTTCACAAAAACTATTCACCAACTGTTCACCACTGTTCACCCTTAAAGCTCAATAAAGAATCAAAAAGGTGAACAGTGAATAGTTTGGTGAACAGTTCATAAATAACTGCTCACCCTATAATATACTGATATAAAAGACATTTATTGCAGGGTGAACAGTGGTGAACAGTTATTCCATAAGTTAATTTTTTCCATCGTCATTTGTGACCGATGCACATGATGGCATCCAGTCTTCTGAATCCTCTGTCAGGGTCACATTTGAACGCAAACCGTGCTTCGTTTTCCGTTTCATATACTCCCTGCCATATTCCGCCATTGCCCCCGGCATATCTTTACCGAAGCGCGTCAGTGTTACAGGTTTACCGAATCCATGTGCCCTCATATATGCCAGATAGGCGTGATAAAGATACCTGCGCGGACTGAACGGAATAATTTCGGCATTACCCACTAACAGACCATCACACATTACCGACGACATGAGATAGCCGCAGAAGTCCACCAGCGAATCGCCCTCGCGTTTTATCACCAGAGCTTCTTCTGATTTCTGCTGCTCATACAGCAGGCGTTTAGCTTCGCCCTGGTCAGAAAAACGAGTAAGCAGGTGACGAATCACAACCGCCAGCTCTCCTTCTATTTTTTCTGCCAGCATGGGGTCGCGTTCGTTTTCCGGTACAACCTCCGAAAAATTGAATATCACCCGACGACGTGAGATTCCCCCGCTGCGGTCACTGAATGACATGGCGTTATTGTTCACCGCCAACACGACCGCCTGAATGCGTGTTGAGTAGGGGGCTTTATGCTTCGGGTCGATTGCCACCTTGTCACCGCCTGTAATGGCCTTAATTCCTGCGCCATCACCAGCGTAGCGGGTCATATCCGGCATGATAATCAGCGAAAAGCCAACCACTAACGCGCGTTCCCTGGCATCTTCCAGCGCCTTCATGCTTGCCGATACCGTGTTGGCCTTACCCGCCAGCATGGTGCAAATCTCTGCCATTACGCTTTTACCGCTTCCACCCGCCCCCGTTACCTCAAGAAATAACTGCCAGTCGCATCGGTTCGCCAGCACCATGAATAACGCCGCCAGTACGCGATCCGCTTTACGGTCATTCTCTGCCACCGAACGGCGCAACCATTTCCAGAAATTCGGCGCATGCGTTGCCAGCGTTTCCCCCTCTGCTGGCGGGCTGAACGGTAATTCACTGGCAATTAACAGCCAGTCGTTTTTGTCATGCTCCCGAAAATCGCCTGTCCGGGTATCAAAAACACCGTTACTGAATCCAATCAGGTTACGGGCGGCATTCCCCATTACGGGCAAACTTAACTTCATGGTATCGACCGCCGATTTGATGGCGTTCTGCGAATAACTGATCTCCGCATCAATAAAAATCTGCGCCATAGCCCGCTGTAACTCTTTATCCTGTACTGGCTCCCATACAACGCCGTTGTAGTGGTGAACGGTGTCAGAGTCCGCATTGATTGCCAGTTCACCGCCATAACGTGCCAGGAGAACTTCGCCGCGCTGGCTTGCTCCCATCTGGTTAAGCGCCAGTGGTGCGGCGCTGTCTTCTGTTTTTTTCTTAACAGGAAGCTGAATAACCAGACCATCAGAAAGATTCTGGCGCTCACGCTCCAGATATTCGTGCCAGTTCTCCCGCTTCTGGCTGTGCATTCCCTCAGGGTAATAATTCGCATCCCGTACACCTGCCACCGCCAGCTTTTGCCCGATGGCATTAATATTTGACGGCTTGATGTGGCCTGCCTTGTACAGCCGGACACAATAGCGACCATCGTCGATAATTTTCAGGTCTGCCAGTTCGTCAAGCTGGCTGTCTCCAAGCCATACAGGTGGCACGTTGTCGCCAGCAAGTCGCCCGTCCTGTTCCTGCCATTGTTTCGCGTGCGCCCAGGCATCACTACCCGCAAAAATAATGACTTCGGTCATTTTGTCGTGTGGCTGTTTTTTTAAGTTCGGTGCCAGTTTCATTTCTTACCCCCTGCAACCAACATTGCCCGGATTTTTTTAATATTCGTGGCTGCACGTCTCGCCACCGCCTGTTGTTTGTTTTCAACCAGAATAAAATCACGCTCAAACTGACGGCGCGGCATTACGCAGTCATATTCGTAAGCCTCACGGCGGTAGGTGATATTGCCTGGCGTAACGTGACGAATAACCACTCGTCCCCCACGTCTGGTGTCGCGGTAAATATCTCCGTGTCTGATTTCAGGCCGAGAGAGACCGCTGGCAGTAAAGCCAGAATTTTTCTTTTTCATGGTTTTATTTTCCTGTCAGCAGTTCCGGTTTTATTTCCGCACGAATACAAAGTTCAGAAAAAAATTCAGGAGAACCAACAATCTCATTACTTTTCAGTCGGCATTGTGATTTCACTTTCCCTTTATCCAGGTAAACCAGTACGCGTCCGGTGAAATCATCTGGCACATTAAGCACTACGGGTACATGCGCTTCATGATTATGCATGGCTTACATCCTCCGTGGATTTTCTTCTGTAACGCGTCTCTGCCACATATTCCGCATAGTCTGACGCAATACTAAGAATCATTTCACCCTCTGACTTGTAGCCACTGGTATTGATAAGAAAATATGCAGCTTTCATCATGCCAGCAACGCTCAACAATGCGCCCGCTGCATCTTCCTGTGCGCCATCAAATTCCCGTTTCAGGGAATTAAAACGATCATCACGCATGTTTACCCCCCTGAATGACCTGATACCCGCAACTGGTCAGCAACTCGATAAATTCCGGCAGTGTGCCGAAACAGCAATCATCACGCAGCCGTTCGCGGGATACCTCGACGCCGTTTTCGTAGTGACTCACCATGCGTCCGGTAAAATGCAGATCATCATCGTGATGGTTCGTTAACGGCTTAATCAGTCGCGCACGTTCTGCCAGTTCCAGCAATGCTTCAACGCTTCCGGCAATTGCACCATCCGGCAGGTGGTAATTACGCACTATGCGCCCGTTCTCCACATGGACCAGTAGCTGCCCGGTAAATTTCTCGTCAAACTGAATGCAGTTAAGGTCAGAAATTGACAGGTTATGCATGACTTACCCCTGACGAATACGGGCAGCGAATACCATCACGCAGCCATCAGGAGATTGCTGGCATGCTTCCTGTTCGCTGGTGGCCTCAATGGTAATCACGCGCGGTTGTGCCGTGCTCAGGGCGATAAAACGCCAGGTGAATTTATTCAGGTTGTGCAAGTCCCGCCCTTGCGGGTGTGTGGTATGATTTCTCATAGCTACCTCGATACTGTTGCTATCGTTGGTGGTCAGAGGCTGCGAAAGGACGGCAATCCTTTTCAGCCTCGTTTGCATTGAGTGATAAACACTCAACTGGATTCCAGTATAATCACTAAGTGGAATCCACTTCAAGCGTTTTGTTTTGGTCTTTTTCGTGTATACTGGATTCCAGTAATCACAAAGGGAACCAGAAATGGAAAGAGACCATATCAATAACAAATCACAGAAATTACAGGCTCGCGCCCCGCATGAAGTTGTTGAGGCTATGGAGCAAGTAAAAGAAACAGGCGAGAGCACTGCGCAATTTATCGTTACAGCCATGCGAGGCGAGATCAAACGCCGCCAGCGCCGCAAGGCCAAAGAAGCGGAATAGTCCACCAGCAAGCCAGCACACTGATCACATTGCCCACCAGCCAACAAATCGCTATGATGTTTGGGCTTATGTTTAGTGTTTTCCCATTGGCGACCTCTGATCCGGGTCGCCTTTGTTTTGTCACTGAATGCGGTTGCCAAAGTAAAACTCAGGCTGATATTCACGTATCAGCCTTTTTTCTTCTTCCTCCAGCTCACGCTTTTTGCGCTTACATGCCTGTAGCTCCCTCCCCTTCTGACTGGCACTTAACTGATATTGCTCTTTACAGCGAGAAAAGTCCTGTAATGCGCCCCACGGGATACCATAAGCCCCCGTTTTTCTGATTCCTGGTATCACATTCCTGAATACCCAGTTACTGAAACGATGGGCGAACGTGCCAGGAGTAACAGCTTTCCGACTTCTGGCGATCAGCTTGTAAAAACCGGATTCAGAAATGAGGCTATGATTTGGATTTCCTCGAATACCGTAGCTTAAAGCGACGGTTTTCTTTTCATCCGCATCTAGTGCTTTTAGAGCATCGCGTGAGTTACTTATTTCCAGAGCAACACAAACATCCTTTGCAACAAACCACGGATCGCCGTTCAGATACACCACGCGAACGTTCACACTATCAAAGCGCAGAACGACCAGATCACGAAAATCACAGATTTTTTTTACATGACGTGCGTCACCCTTGCCCGTCACGGCAATATTTTTATTCATTTCTTTTTTACCTCACATACAAAAAACCCCGCATTGCACGCGGGGTATGAAAGATATTATTAGTGGGGATTGGCTTGTTCTCGTTGTTTATCTAACCATGCTTCTACATCTCTACGGTGCCAGGTATGTCGTCGTCCAATTCTGAACGGCTGAGGAAAACCATTATTCTCATCTTTCCAGAAATTGATGAATGCACTCATTGCTCCATATCGCAAGATTTTCATTACGTCTTTAGTAAATAAAATATCTTCATTGGTATTCATTTGCTGAACCTCCTCAACCATTTACTACTCTTAAACCTTTCATACCACCGGATCTATTAATTACCCCTTTTCTCGCATCATCAAAAAAATCACCGACCCATTGCATCATGATCTTACGCTGTTCTAGATAAATAGTTCTATTATAAATATCTCTTATTTTATCACCACTTTTATGCGCCAATGCAGCCTCGATTACATCGGGGTTAAATCCCTCCTCATTTAAAAGCGTACTCCACATTGAACGAAAACCATGTAACGTTACAATCCCTTTGAACTTACTGGCAGCAATTGGGGTCTTGATAGTATTCCTCCCCATAGGCGCATCTTTTGTTCTGGAGGAAAAAAACACATAACGCCCTCTTTTTATTTCCTGCATTGTTCTGAGGATACTAATAGCCTGTGATGACAAGGGAACAACATGTTCACGATGGCATTTCATTTTATGCGCGGGGATAATCCACAAGCCAGAATCAAAATCAATCTCTGACCACTCTGCTTTAATCGCCTCACCTGGCCTGACCATTGTCAATATCTGGAATAAAAGTGCATTATGAGCTATTTGATAGGTATGAGGCACACTATCCCACCAGCTCAGAAATTCAGGCAATCTTTCAACAGGTAGTGCTGCTAATGATTTATTTTTCTTTCCTGTGAATGCAGTCTTTATCTTAAGTAATGGATTTGCTTTCAATGCTCCACAATTTACAGCATAATTCATAATTTCATTTAATCTTGATATTAATTTTTTTGCAACGCATTCTTATCGGATACGGCATCCAGAGCATTAATAGCTACTGGTGCTGTAATTTTTTCTATACTGTACTTACCAAAGAAAGGAACAAGATATTTGTATACTTCATATTCGATATTATACAGCGTAGGTTTCCGCAATTCAGATCCCTTTTTAAAAGCGAACCATGCATTAGCAACAGCTTCAAATGTCTGTAGATTTTTTAGTGACATCTCAATTTTACGATTTTTCTTCTCCGTCACTGGATCAACTCCACGTGCAATCATTCGCCGAAGTTCATCACGTACTTCCCGTGCTTCCGCGAGTGAGAATTCAGGAAAACGTCCTATCGTGTATGTCTGCCGTTTCTTCGTTATCGGATGGCTATAACGGAAACGCCACACTTTCCCACCGGCTTTACTCACATTCAGCAATAAACCGAACCCATCATAAACGGCATAGTCCTTTTCACGTGGTTTCATCCCCTTAACTTCAGTCACGGTTAATGGCTTTACCGACATCTATCGCCCTCATTTTTTAGTCCGTCATGTAGTCCATTCAAGCCAATAACAAGCGATAAACTAACTCATTATCAAGCAAAGAGAGGAAACTCATAAAATCACAACTCATTGAAAAGACTATGAATCGACACCAGAACATACAAACAGGTAAGAAATGTACCCTCCATCCAAAATGACGCAATCCGGGAGTTTCGTGGCGTTCCGGTGATACTGCCGTCCGCCGCCGCCCGTTCACCTTCACGAAGCCAGATCCCCTGGTTATTCAGTTCGCGTTTCTGCTCAGGGGCGATCAGCCCGCGACAATGCGGACACATCAGACGGGCAGCCTGACTGGCAGCCACAAAATCCGGGTTATTCCGGTATCCGGTCATGTTATCCATCACCGGCTGAAAATATTCCCCGCAGTGCGGACACGGCCAGTACCACCGGCGGCGGTCTCCCCGGTTATACAGTGACAGGATCCCCGTTGTTGGCGGTGCCTCATGTGCGCCACCACAACGCCATTTGGTATCGGTGATATCCCGCCCCGGTGAACTCTCGACCAGGGTCATCCCCGAGGACATAAAGGTGGTGGTACGCTTTGAGGCCAGCGTGAAGGCATCCCCTTCCCCGTCCACGTTTTCAGGGAAACGGTCATAATCCGTCAGCGCCACACGACGGTAATCCGAAGAGGAAAAGACGGTGATCGACGGCCAGCCAATCTTCAGGAAGGAGCCGTCAAGAAACATTTTATCGTGGACGTTGTTGTCATTACGGGAAGGACTGAGGCGCTTGCTGACCTCCGGACTGTGGCGAAACGTCCTGGAAAGACGCGTTCTGGAATGCTCACGCGCCTTCGTCTCAGTCATCTGCACCACCAGCATATCCGCCGGATCACAGATGATGCCGTACACAATCCAGCCATCAATCAGCCCTTCGGTTTTCCCGGTTCGCGCAGGTCCCACAAACACCACCGCGTCATATTCACGGGCTGATAATGTATTAATGGGGTCAATCATATAGGGCGTCAGCGATGACTCCCACGGACCGGAAGTATTGGCTCCCCGTGGAACCCGCATATAACGCCTGATGGCTTCCGCTACTGGTAACCGGCTGGGTGGGCGAAACAGCGAGGCCACTTCGCGCCAGATATCGGATGCGCGGCTATGGCTCTCGTTCACCTGATTCACATATCGGCCTCATCACAACAGTCAATGACTGCCTTTTCCAGTGTGTCGCGGATCTCATCAACCACAATCTGTACTTCATTCAGTTGTGATGCGGTCCACCCCCTGTCCCTCTCCAGCCGGTCAGGCCAGGTTTCCAGTACCTGAACTATCGCTTTCACCACGACAGAAAAGGACCGCCTGACATCACTGACTGGCACAAGCTGACCAGTTTCCTGCTCAAATTTCAGTCGGTCACGTTCTGACTGGTACCATGCTTTACGCGCATGAGGATCCATTTCCTCGTTATCTACAGGCAGAGGAGCTTTCATCAGCTCGGCAAGGATATCTGTCAGTCGGTACAGTTTGAGATTGCTCTCATGACCACCGGCTGGGCTTATGTTTTTTACCCGAGCCGCAACAGTCTGTCGATGAGCACCGGATAATGCGGCCAGTTGGGAAATATTCAGATGCAGATTTTTTAATTCACGATCCATAACTCCCCCTGAAAATTATGTAAACACACACCAGTGATGAACAAAAAACAACCAGATTCGACACTAAAAATTTTTATTTTTCTATATATCAACAACTTACACTGGTGGTGATGGTGCCATAAAAATCAAAAAATGCGCCTTTTTCCGCGCCGCCCGCCCCGTGTTCAGGCCCACCACACCAGGAGGACCCGAAAAATGATAATGGTTATCATTTGTAATGTAGTCCGGTTTCTTCCAGCATCGCACCGGACCAGCGACTATGAGGGGACAACGCCGCGCTCCGTTAACGCGGTAAACCCCGGTGTGTATCGTTTTTGATTATCCCCGCACACTCGCGCAGAGGAGTCTCCCTGTCGGGCTGCGGTCTCTGTTAATACGGGAATACGGCGACAATACCGCGCATGGATAATAAGGTCGCTCAACACACTGGCTGTAATGCAGCGGATACCATGCGGCATTTAGCGGCATTCATCGTACACTCAACGGTTAGCTCTTCATTCGTGGCATTCACCTGAAAGGTCCGGGAGTGTAATTGCGTACATTTACCACTGAACGAACCTTCAACAAGAACACGACCACGCTGCAAAATACGGAACGGAATTGTTCCCTGAAAAGGCTTTACGGTTACCAGTAATTTCTTCATGCATTCTCCGGATAACAAAAATACTAGTTAATACACTGAGTGCGGATATATTCCTGCGCCCCTTCCAGCTGCTTCTGCATCATCATCAACCGTTCTCTGAGGATGAAATAATCCCGTTCAGCGGTGTCTGCCAGTCGGGGGCCGGTTGCATTATCCACGCCGGAGGTGCCGGTGGCTTCACGCACGGTACCGGGACAGTTGGCGTTGATGCGCAGGCGCTTACGACCAGCGGCAACATCAGCGCGCAGAGTTTCATTTTCAGCTCTCGCATCGGCTAATTCCCTCGAGTATCTGGCATCAAGTGCAGCAACATCACGCTGGCGCTGCTGCATATCAGTAATGGTTGCATTTGCCTGCTCCAGCTCACTGACTTTTTTATCGCGCTGCTCTTTGTAGGTTATGGCGTTATCACGGTAATGATTAACAGCCCATAACAGACAGACGATGATGCAGATAACCAGAGCGTAAATAATCGCGGTTACTCTTCTCACTGATCTATCCCCCAACAAGCTAATGCGCTTTCCTGGTCACGACGAATAACCTGTCCGTAGCAGTTATTTGAACGTGTGCGGCAATCACGCCCACCGTCCTTAATCCACCAGCGAATCGCCTCACACGCTCCCCTGCGATCACCTGCATTAATTCGTTTATAAAACGTCGACGGGAAACACTTACCGGGACCAATGTTGTACGGACAGAATGACGCGATCCCCGCTTTCTGGGGTTCGGTCAGCGGCACTCTGATGTTTTTCTCCACCCACGCCAGCGCCTTATCACGCTCAATGGCGTTAACCCGGTCGCATTTTCCCTTCGACAACTTCATGCCCGGAACGACAGGTTTGCCATCCACCATGATGGCACCACGGCAGATGGTCCAGATACCTGCACCATCACGGTATGCCGTGGTGTGGTTGCCTTCCTTTTCATCCAGAAACTGGTCGAGGATTTCAGGCGCAGAAGCCCCTGCGGCAATCAGCGCCAGAACGGCAGCTGACAGGCCGTATTTGATTTTTGCGTTCATGGATATTTATCAGGATTTATAGCTCTCTTATTCCTGGATATGTCAGATATATAATCCGGTACTCACGACGAATATAATCAACAGGCACCAGGACACACCCGGTAACAACAAATGAGATTGTATAAATGAATAATAATGACAACAATTTACGCAGAGAGTTTTTGCGGGTAATGAACGAAAATGTTAAATCAGAATTAAAAGCGCTTATCCCGGATAACAGCGAGGCCACTCAAGCCATTCTCGCAGAGCCTTACGGCATGCTTTCAACAGAAACACTGGATATCATTATCACCACATTAACACCATTGATGCTTCAGCATCTGAAGCACAACATTAACAAATGGTTTAATGACGAACTCAGTCACCCGGGTTGTTCATGGGATAAAAACTTTGCCTGTCTGCAAAAAAAACGGCTCTTCAATAAACTATCGCTTAAGTTCAGATAACCGCCCCAAACCGCCCTTTCAGATAAGTCAGTCCGGGATGAAACCAGTAAGCCGGCACTTTTTTAAAGGGCGGGTTGTCAAACTCACGAAGAAGAGCCTCCCGCACAACTGCATCCTTGTCAGCACCACAGGCAAGTGCTTCAACCTCTGCCGCCAGCTGCAGATATCCCATGCAGCGACCAATGCGCTTCATCAGCCCCTGCTTTTTATTGTTCTTCAGGTAATCAATGGCAAATTCAATGAGCGCCTCACTGTGCTGGTGCGATGCTGGTGTTACTTTTCCATCTTCACTGATCGTGATATTCCAGTCATCGCTGGTCACAATAAAAGATGGCCGATTACACTCCCATTCCTGGTCTTTATCCGGTGCAGACGCAATAAAATAACGTTTATTGCCTTCCTCTCCGGCACTTTTAACCGTAATGGAGTACTTTTCTGACAATGCGGTCGGTAAAAACTTTTCCTGCAAAATATTCGCAAAGGTCCTGCGAGCAATTTTGATGCAATCATCGTAAAACGCCGCAAACTGCTCATCGCGGCGTTTTTTTGCATCTTCAGAAGGCATCAGCGCCGACAGTTTTTTATTCAGTTCAGCAATTTCATTTTCCAGACGACTGAAGCGCTGATTCATTTCTTCATGGTTCATCACCTACTCTCCCCGTGCCGCCTTACGACGGTCCTCTCTGATTTTGAAATACAGGTTCGTCAGGTACGTCAACAGACCAAACAGCAGACTCCCCAGCACGCCTATTGCCGCCCACTGAGACGGGGAAACCCTGTCCAGCAACTGCAGGAACCAGTAGCCCGTTCCCACCGCTGACGTGGTGTATGACACACCTGTTGTGATTTTTTCCATCTGGTACATACCCCGTCTCCCGCAATCCGGAAGCTCACAACAATATAAAGACCACCGGCACACACCGATGGTCCCTTGCGCATGCTTACATCATCATGTCGCTGTCAGGTGTGGGTTCACCGCCATCTGAAGCACTCCCCTCACCCGCGATACCTTCCGGCTCAGGAACTGCCGGTGCGCCCAGCAGTTCATCCAGAATAGCATCCACTTCTGCATCAAGACGCGACTCAAGATTCTGGCGGAGTTTCTGTTTCAGTGCGCTCCGGACTTCTTCAGAGCGCAGGACTTCCTTCACTGCTTCAGCAGTGACCAGGGATGTAATTTCTGACATGGGATTTTCTCGTCGAAAGGTGTGATTAAGAAAGTTGCCGCTAAATGAGCGGCTCTTCGGGTTTGCTTCCGGCTGACTGACTGGCGCTGATTTTCTCAGCGGCCCTTTTGTCAATCTGTCTGCGCCAGAAGTCACGCATGGCCCTGTACCCACCCGAAAGGAGATACAGCACACAGACCACCGTACAGAAGTACAGCATTAACTGGTTCAGAAATGTCATAATTTCTTTCCGTTATTGTTGACAATAAGAACTGTTTTCATTTAAAAAACCAGAGCACGAAAGTATCGTTCCTTTATTTTTTCTCCATAGGTATTACCACCGCCAGCGTCCATTCCTGTCGCTGGCGGTTTTTTTTATCATGCCGCAGTGTCTGTGCTGTTCACTTCCACCGCAATGCTGTCTATCAGTACCGGGTAAGTCGCACCTCTGGTAATGTCTGTCACATGCAGTTTATCCGCCGCAAAGGCACTGACCGGTGACTGCGTCAGCGTGAACGGTGTACCATCCTGACCATCAATAACCGGCGTCACCTGAAGGCTGTTATTCCCGGCAAAGCGGAAAGCCAGCGTATGCCATTCGTTATCAAATGCGCCAAAGGTTCCCAGTTTCAGGTTGTTTGTCGCCACTTTCGCATTGTGGTACATCACATTCAGGTCTTTTGCATCTGTCTGGATGTAG